TGGAGAAACAATGCAATTCCTCAAAATCTTCTTAAATACATCGGCACCTTGACTAGCATACATGATTTTCTCATCTTTTGTAGTCATACCACGTAATGTAATATTAGCAGGGATATTATCCTCTCTATATAAAATGCCTTTAGATGGCAACAATACAGTAGATTCATAAGCTAACTTAGTTTTCTTAGAGCCAGCCTCTGTATTTTCCCTATCTAATTCTTTAGCAATCAAATCTTCTTTCTTTGTATCTTCCACTTTGACCTCTTCTTTTGTAGGAATACTTTCAACAGAATATGAAGTAATATCTTTTTCTACAACAGTAGATGTAACGTCAGATGTAGTATCGCCAAAAACATCTGCACCTAAATTAAATTTATTATCTTCCACTTTAAAAACCTCGTCTTTTGTATAATAAAAAACTATCTAAATTGTAATGAAACTACCTAATTGTATATATACTATATAACAATTTAATAATTAACACAAAAATAGAGATAGTAAAAAAGTATTACTATCTCTACTATATTCAATATAACCATTAATCTATTTTAAGAAATCATTCCTTGACAATCGCTTACGATATATGTCCTCTATATTTTTAATAGCCATATCTGAAACATGATTATGAAAATCTGCATGCTTTATACAGAAATGCTCATAATACGTAATGTCTGTCATTATATGGTCAAAACTTTCCTTAGATTTAGCTACATTATGTAGTAAATCATCATTAAATTCCAATAATCTAGACCTTGCGTTAATTGCCCTAGTCTCAGAAACCTCATAAGATAGTTTGTCTATTCCCCTACTATTAGACTCACCTAACTTTTCCAATTTCTCAACCCTATCAATTACTTCTTTATTCAATTCTCTACCTATAATAGACAATATAATAGATAAAGGATTAAACTCAATAGGAGATATTTGTATGATTGTCAGTAAAAGTAATGTTGCTATTGAAACATCACCTATACTTATGTTCATACCCAACACAGATAACATCTCAATTAAATTCATAAAACACCACCTCTACTACATGAAAACATGATTATCTGCAACTAGCTTTAGTATTTCTATCGAAAAGTACTTTGAAATTTACATATAACCATCTAATGTAAAAGTAGATTGTGATGCTATTCTATCTACTCTAAACCCCTCTGATTATGTATATAAGATGAAGTTAAGATATAAACAACAAGAATAATACATCAACCACATAAAACATATATATAAAACTCTATCACCAAAAACACTACAACTTAATATAAACAATTAAATTTTTATTAAACTGACATATAAAAAGAAAAAGAGTGTTATACTGATAAGAGCCGAAGTAATCAGTATAACACTCTAGCGGAGAAAAATATATGCAACACAATGAAATTGCATACTTACCATGAAAAACTACCATGAAACTTTTCCAATAAGAAAGACAATATGTAAATATATAACTAGTACGCTACGAAAGGAAAGAAACAAACGTACTAGTACAGGGAGGTATATGTGAATGTAACGCAATCATTCACATATAGTAGATAAGTAACCACTCTCATCTACTACGTATAATATACCACAAGAAAGACAATAAGTAAACCCCCAAAACAGAAAAACCATCCCCAAATTGTATATAAAAATAATAGAGCGACACTCTTATAAAATGTCGCTCTACTAAAAACCATGGCTGAGTAATCATCTAACACATATATCTTACTACAGATACTTAGATAAGTCAACACCTTCTATCTCTGCTCGAACTTCTAAAATATAAAGATAATTATCCATATACTCTAACTGTTGCCCTAAAATATCTGCATTACACTTAGGAGTGAAATCTAACACACCTGCGTCATACTTAGTTAAAAGCTTACGTAATTTAATACATCTCTCCTTTAACTGACGATACTCATCAATAAACCTTAATTGATAGTCCTCTAATTTATTTTCCAACTTACAAACCCCCAAATAAATAATACTAAGAAAAATTATTATCACACATCTATATTATAACACAAAAATAGGACGTAGCATACACTACGTCCTATAAAACTAACTAAATTAGTCTGTGCCATAAATATGAGTATTTTGACCATCACGTACAAGATACGCAGTATCTACGGATAAGTTCATACTAATTTGTTTTTTATCACCACTAGAGTAGTCTAACTCACCTAAGTCTAGACTAGTAGGCCAACAACCATCGCATTGCCATTTCCTCAATACTTCACCATTCGGACCATATTGAACAATCATGCATGTACGTTTATAGTTATTCGCCCAACCAACTTTACCAGTCTTAGGATTATAAACTTTCATCCTCCATTGCCATAGAATATTCTCTACGTCAGGTTCGATAAAGTCTTTTACAGCAACTGTAATATCATCAGTAGTTGCTTTACCAGCTACCTTGATTTGTGAGTTGCCATAATCCAATTCAATAGGGTCATTAGATACAGTAGGTAGACCTGTGCTATCACAAGCCAACTCAATAATATCACCACTTGAAGATGATGTATTATTAGAGAACTCACTTAAATCTACAATAAACCTAAAGTTATTGGTACGTTGAACCTCATACGTTGAGTCCATAGACATAAAGGCGGCATTTAACTGACTCATATCATATCCCCCTTATTAGTTGAAACTAGCACTATAATTCATTATGTTGAAAGTCAAACTAATGAACTCAGCGGCTTTAATTGGTTTAACGTAAATACTGATAGGCATACGATTGTTTTCATAATCTTGTGCAGTGGCTTCTAACACAATCTTATAATCATATAGACCACCATTATTTTTAGCATTAATCAAAACTGGCTCGATAAGAGTTTTCCAACGCTCCCAAGTAGCATCATAGTTTTGCTCGAATACAAAGTACCTAGATTTCATAGCAATGCTACGCTCTAAGAAACTCATTAGCCTACGAACATTAACCCTATCTAATGCAGTTGGTTGACGTTGAAGTGTTTTGTTACCCCAGATAACAATACCTTGACCGATAAAGTTTGTAATACAGTTTACTACATTCCTATGACCATACAAAGCATCACGTTCACCTTGTGTAGGTGAGTACTCTGTATTAATAGCTTTAGTAATCCTACCACGATTCAACCCAGCAGGTGCTAACCAAGGGAAACCTACCTTGTCATTATATGCATACTGACCAGCTACGAAACCACTAGGTGGTAGCCAAATGTTTTTATTAGTGAAACTATCACTAATTTGTAACCACGGCCAATACAATGCACCATAAGATGTATCAAGACCATTTTGATTAGTGTATGAACCCTTACCATTTGACCAATTAACCATCTCTTGTACACCCATACCAAATGGTGGGTCTACGATAAAGATAGAATCGGCACGGTTCTCAACAATATGTAAACCAGCCTTAATAACACTAGCATCACTCCAACCACTAGCAGTTAATACATCGATAGTAACTGTTTCTGGGTTAGAGAAACTTTGTAAACCACCACCAGAAACATCACCAATAATATCACCAGCAGTAATGCCTAAGATACCATCATCACCACCACTAAAGATTAATGTATCTTCAGTATAGTTAACAGATGTATCTGTATCTACTTTAGCATTAACACGAATAGAACCATTATTAATAATAGTCTCAACAAATCGTGGAGATTTAGGGTCTAAGGATAATGTACTGAATTGCTCAACAACATTACCATTTTCATCAACAATGCTTACATTAAATGTTTGAGTAAACTCATCAATAGCACTGAAAATAGCAGAACACCCATTTAATTTAGAATCAAAGTATTTTGACTCTAAGAGTACTTTATTTGTACCATTTTTACCTGCATGTGCATTAGAACCGGTGTTTCCGCCTTTTACAGCGTCACCCAACACAAATTCTTTTGCAGTCACATCACCTGTAGATTGTAATTCAACACGAATCAATTTTGATTTAGCATTAATTACAGCTTCTACAAAGTTTTCTTCTGAGGAAGTCAAAGTTAAATCTTCAAACTTTTCTTTCTCTACATCCTGTGCATCTTTAATAGTCACACTGAATTTACCACCAGTCAAAGCAGACTGAATGATTTTAAGACCATTACTAGCCTCGCCAATTACAGCAGAACGATAAAGAACTTTATCAGTACCGATTTTACCTGATGTAGCTTTAGTACCACCACGTACAACACGTGTATAGATAACTTGACTTGCATGTGT